AGCTGACTTTGCCCTGCACCCATTCCTCCTAAGAAGCCTGAACTACTTAAGGAGCCAGCTGCCTGTGCAGAGGCCCGTGACCGAGCACTGGCTAGGATGTTAGAACGAATGGCAGCACGACGTTGCCGTTTCTCTTGTACAGCTGCTGCCTTGTTCTGAGACGCAGCCTGAGCAGCTGATGCTTTACGAGCCTTACTAGCTTGCTTAGCTCCGATACCTGCGGAGACAGCTGCGATTGCCATTGCTACCATTTTATAGTTCCTTTGTGTAGACGGATTCTGCTTTCTTATAGCCCATCCGTATATAGAGTTTCTCAAGATTAGAGATACCTTCAATATCTCCCATCCCTAGTAGGTCAGCACCTCTACTTTTAGCCCAACCTTCAAAAGCTTTGACTAGGCGGATAGAGCTAGGCTTACCCCTGTGATCCTTCGAGACAAACCATGCAAGCTCTGTGGCTTGGACGGTAGTTGACATGTACAGTTCTGAGACTAGACCAACGATAGCCCCGCCTAGTTCTCCGTCACAGTCATTTACAAGAATCACCATGTTAGTGTTATGCAAGGCAGAGTGTAAAAAGGCTTCAGTCTTATCTTTGTTCCACTTGTGGGACTTAGGGGCTTCTCTGGAGAACTCTTTGGCTAAGACTAGGATGTCGAAGATGTCATCAGAGGTTGCTTCCCGTATTTTAGTAACTGTTGTTTTTAGCACCGATTACCTCATAGCCTACTAGGTGAAAGTCGTATCCCTCTACACTTTGGAAACGTAGCTTCATAGAACGGCCACGTCCTCGTACCTTAGACTTGGTAACGATAGTGTTGGTTGGGTAGTTGATTGAACTAAGATCAGCTGGGTTAACAATTGGAACATCTTTAAGTTTGTATATTTCTCTAGGTGTGCTGTTTGATACCGAGAGGTTCCAAGACACAGACATTAAACAGCTGGAAGGGTTAATAAAGTTATAGCCCCCTACACCGTTAGCAACGTATCCGTCTTCTGTCAAACGCATGTAAGTCGTTACATAAGGTGCATTCTTAAAGGAGGTCATATTACCCATGAAGTCGTAACCTGCTTCAGCATAGCTCTGGTAGGATGCATCAGCCCAATCTAAATAGGAGTCTCCTTTGAAGGTAGCAAAGGTTAGCTTACCTGTGGTTCCGTCTCGGACTAATACTTTAATCTCACTGTCACCAGCAAGGTAGTCTCGGTAGAGTGTAGAGATTACATCGTCTGCACCGTTCACTACTTCATCTGCACCGTTAACTACATTAGTCTCTGTAGTAGTAGAGCCTAGGCCACTATAGTAGGAGGAGCCAAGGATGTAGGACGTACTAGAGGCTTGGTCTGCAATCTTCCAAGGGTAGAAGGCCTGAAGGGCTAGGTCCAGCACAAGGATGTTATTGTACTTGAAGTCAATAACCTCAGTGTTATTAGGGTAGAACCAGAATACCTTTTGGTTGATCTTGTCATACTCTACGTGTACCTGTGCCTTCTTAGCATTTAGGATATTATTCCAGAAGGTTTGTACAGTAGCTAGGGAAATGTTCTGGGCAGTTGGTGCTGTGTTTCCTTCACCACGTTGTAAAGTGTGAACACCTGTTTTGCTCCACCAGACAGGCATCCCATCAGCTACAATAAAGGAGTTAACGTTTGTGAGGCCTATGTCGGAGAGACGAGTAACGGAGAACTCAGTAGCCCTGAAGACATTGTCTACACCTGAGATAGCCCATACGCCATTCTCAGCAAACACAAGAAGAGAGGAGCCTAGTACGTGTACCTTACGGATGTTGTGAGCTTCTTGGATACTTACTACACCGCCATCAGTATCTAGTAGATCACTAAGGGTCTCTGAGGTAGGGTCGTTGTTCTGGTAACAGTTACTTGCATCTGAGATTCTACTAGACAGACGGGAGAAGTAAATCTTACCACCGTTCTTACCTGAGTCTAGACCCGCAAAGAACACTCGTCCTGAGAAGGCAGCTACTGTACGGAAACGAGCAGTCTCAACTTCCGTGACAAGACCTGATCGAGCTTTGTTAAAGACATCTACAACAAAGTGACCGTTAGCTGCGAGGGAGGTGCCAGTAAAGACTTGGCTCCACTCAGTAGGGCTGTACGCACCATTAGCATCTTTACCTGCATACCAAGCATGAGTCAAGGCAACACCTGCGTAAGCTGGAGCACCCGCAGCTCCCCACCCTACGTTCTTAGCATCATAACCCCGTGTACCAGCTGTAGTACCTGAATTAAAGTAGTTACTCGTTACATCAGCATCAGTACCCTGCCACTCAAAGTCTCTCTCCTTAAAGGCAAGAGTTGTTTCAGAGAAGAGGCTAGTCACTGTATCAAACTCAACGTAGAAAGTATTGACGGCAGCAGAGGCTACGATCAAGGCTCCGTTTAGGTTGGTAACTTGGATACGTTCAGAGGAGGGGGAGATGTTGTTAGCAGCTGCATGTAGGCTAAGATCAACAAAGTCTGTAAACTTGTTAGCTGACAATGGATCGGTAGACTTCTCATAGAAGTAAATCTTATCGTCTACCTGTACTACAAGGAACTCAAGGTTAGTCTGACCAGCTACGTTAAACCAATCGAGTGTCTGCACTAGAGCACCTTGGGGTACGATAATATCAGACAATACATGGTTTGCTTCGTATGTCAAAGCTTTACGACGACGGCGAGTACCGTCACGTTCTAAAGAACAGTTCAGCTCATCTACGGAAGCATTCTCTGGAAAGGTAAGTTCAGAAGCCTCAGTAATGAGACCTTTAACAAAGGTGTTAACCGTTTTCTGAGTGAGAGTCTGTGCCATTTAGTAGTGCTTCCTTCTCAGCCATTCGTTCTTTTGATCGGTCATTAACACGTTTAGTCTTGGTAGGCTTCTTAGCTTCAAGGTGAACGAGGGCTGCTTTTAAAGCCCCTGCAATCCCTGTGTAGTTGCCTGCGATTTCTTCAGGGACAGCTGCTCCACCTTCGTACCGAATCTTATGGAACTTAAAACCATCTTGAGGTTTGTAAACCAGTAGAGCTTTCTCAGTCTTGTTGCTCTCGATTCGTACTTCAGAACCATCTTGGCTATGAGTAATCTTAACGGCGTCCATAGTCATTCTTAGGTCTCTCTTTCTTAATCTTATACATGTCGTTCTGTACGTAAGCTTTCTGCCTACGAGCAGCCTGTTCAATCTTAGGATCAGAACCTGACTTAAACAGGGACATTGCAGTAGACTTTGCTTCAGCTAGGAGGAAGGGGAACATTGTGTCATCAATGTCTGGGATGAAACCATCTGATGTAGTATCAAAGGTTGGGTACTTAACACCGTAGGAACGAGTCTTGGAGGCTTGTAGTACAACCTCTACAGAAGACTTGTAACTATCTAGGATGATGTGTGTGTCATCAAAGGAGGTGTAGTAAGAAGGCATAGTATCGTTACGGATAAGAAGAGTGCTATCAGCTTCTAGGTCAGGCACCTTAGTGACTGTACTGGACTCACTGTCTCGTCCATCAGATACTGAGAAGAACTCATCTGGTGTTAGGTAGGTTAAACGTTCGTAACTAACTCCACCTGCAACCTCAGATGTGTTGTAGTCTAAGAACTCAATGTTCTTTACACGGTCAGGGAAGACAAAGTGAGTAGGTCGGGCAGACTGAGAAAGGGATATTAGGTTCAACACTTGAGCAAGCTCAGGAATAAACCGAGAAGCAATCATGTTGTTGTACGTAGTCTTTAGAACTTGGACAATCTGTTCAGCTTCATTAGAGTCAGAAATGTTGTTAATCTCTTCCGAGTCCATGTCGGATAGGATGTTTTGCACCATCTCTAGAAGAGTCATTTTCATGTTATGCACTCATTCCAATAATTGTGAGAGATATATCAGCATAGTCAACAACTGTACTGTCTACATCTGCTTTAGTTTTAATCTCAAGGTAGTCGTTCTGAGCTAAAGAAATAAGGCTATCTAAGCTTACAGAAACCCAAGTACCTGTAGAAATTGTACGGATAATACGGGAACCTACAAGCTCTGTACCGTTCTTCAAGAGAAGCCATTCAACGTGCTTAAGCCCACCAATCGTCTGAGTGGCTGACATGTTCAAGCTTACGTAACCTGTAATGACTGTACTATCCGTATAAAGGAAACGGAGATTAGGGGAAGTCTGAACAGTAAACCCAGTAGTATGGGAGGTTGTTGTTGTAGGAGAAAGAAACTTCTCAGCAATGTCTGTACTTAGTGTGTAGGCAAAGGTTGGCCCTGTTGCATCAAAAGAGGTACCTACCCCAAGGTGACGATGAATAGGCTTCCATACACCACTTCCTGAACCATTAGCTACGTATGTCTCACCACCATTAGCAGTAGAGATAGCTTTAGGTTCGTGAAGAGCACTACCTGTAAGGGATGAATGTTCTACGTTAGCCATTGGTAATCAGTCCTTATAGTGGGGCGGAGACAAGTTAAGTCTATTATACACACATGTTAAATAGTTGTCAAGAGTTAAGTTAGTAGAGGGAGGAGTTTCCCCCTCCCCCTTGTATTATAGTTACGCCATTGGGGCGGTCATAACCGTTACCAAGTTCTCTGGACGGTACAATTTAAGACCGTAACGAGCAGTAGTAACAAACTCAGTACGTTGGAAGTCTTTGTTGTACTCTGTATCCACAGTTGGCATCTGACGCCATGCACCAACAAATGGCAACACTGCTTGATCAGCAGAGAAGAACATGTTAGTGATTGCGTTGTTGACAGTTACACCACCGATTACTTCAGCAGTTTCAGTCTTCAGGTAGTTAGAAGTATAAACGTCAAAGCCGTAGATGTTGGCGATGAATGTCATACCTGTTGCGATACCAGAAGACACAATGCCTTCCCATTTAGGATTGTTTGAAACACTTGTCAAAGCAGACAAGGTATTCATTTCAAACTCAACTGATGGGTCAACGATTGCAACTAGGTTACGTTGTGGAACTTTAGCAGTCTTCAAGGCACGAAGAGCTTTAGCAAAGTCAGCTACGCCAATCTTGTTACCTGTACCAGAACCCAACATACGGTGATCAACACCATTGATTGCGTTACCGTTGTCAACTGTTTGCTGACCACCAAGAGCCATGATGTCTGTCTCTAGACGTTCCATCAAAGCACGTTCTTGAAGTGGAACAAACTGGGACATCACTTCGTTAGCATAATACACGTCTTGCATAGCTTTGTTAGTGATGTAGTTACCAGACTGCAAGTACTCAGTGATGCTGAAAGTAAATTGTGCATCGTCAAGTGCAGTGTAACCAACCTGTGTGTCTTCTGTATAAGAAGCAACAGTTGCGTCACCCAAAGATGGGATTTTGAACGTATCACCATCAGGGAAATCAGCAAGCCATTTAACGTAAGACATGCCTTGCAGTTCGTCACGCAAGATTTCTTTTAGTTCGGCGGACCAAACTTCAGCACGTTTCATTAGTGCTAGGGATGCTACTGTATTACCAGCCATTGTCGTATTCCTTACTTAATAAAGTTGTCACCCATACGGTCGGCGTCAGCCATCATTTGCCGTTGGGTGGAGGGTTTGTAGTATAGCTTAGAGTTTTCTCTACGCATCTTTTGGTAGTAACCAAAGTCTTGAGCAGAGGATGCTTGCATTGTAGAACCTTCAGTGCGAATGCTCCCTTGAGTTAGTGGAGAAGATTGAGGTGCAGCTTTGCCCATTAACTGCATAAATGCAGCTGGGGATTTAGCAGCCATACCTTGTAGCTCCGCCATTGGTAAACCTAGTTCAGAAGCCTTTTGCTTTACAGCAGATGCAGCTTCAGTCCCGTAGGCTTGTTCAAGTTCCGATTCAACTAGAGCAATGTTGGTTTTAGCAACGCCTGCCTGCTCTCGTTTCTTCAGGGTCTGTTCAACTAGGCTCTCAATGTCTGCTTCACTCGAAGTAAGCTGGGTATTAGCTGTGTTCGACGTGCCACCATTGTTATTGTTAGAGCCTGAAAGTTCGGCGGTGGATGCCGAGGCCGTTTCTTTCAGCTGTTCTGTAACTCCTAGTCGGTAGGTCTGTTTCTCTAGGTCAGCTTTTAGAGCAGAGTTTTCTTGCTTCATCTGTTCGATAAAACTATCTGCTTCCATCTTCCCACGAGCTAGTGCCTCGACATCATTGAACTTACGTCCCTCTCCTACAAGTTCACCTAGGACTGAAGGGCTGGTCGGCTCCCCAAAGGTTGAAACTTGTTCACTCTGTGCAGCAGGGGTCACCTGATCCTCAGAAAATACACTCATTGTTAATCCTTGTCTAAGTTGATGAGGTCTAAGACAGTGGTCACTGCCCTGTTGAACCCATTACGATCTGCTTGCTTGTATGCCCACGAAGGGTTGTCATAGTCACTCGCAGGGGTACTATCCTTAAGCAAAGGCTCAAGAATCTCTTTGAGGCGGTCTAGACTCTCACGATTGGAGTGGAGTGTTTGAGAGACTGCCTCTTTATCTTTGCTGGTTTTGCAACCTTTAAACCATGCCGCCTTCACTAGATGTCTTCCTCGATGATGACTTCCTCTTCAGGAGCCTCTTGGACAGCTTCTAGTTCTTGCATACCTTCGTCTACTGCTTCTTCTTGCTCAGCTTCAAACTCTACCTGAGCTTCAGTTGCAACCTTCTGAGTTTCCATCTGCTCAGTGACACCGATGTTCTCACCGAAGAGTGCTGGCTCTCCTAGTTCATCAGCCAACATACGAGCAAACTCTTTACCTGAAAGGTGAGCAGCTACACTTGGGTCACCAGCCTTAATCTGGAACATAGTAGTTAGGTTCTGTACACGTTGAGCACGTTCAGCAAAGTGTCGAGCACCCATAGGGACGATCTTACCATTAGCTTGAATGTCTTCACGGGTAATCTGTGTAAAGAAGTAAAGGCCTGTATCCTCATTCAAGACACGTACTGTATCCTCGTAGTCCATGTTGCGACGAGAAGTCTCAAGCATAGCATTTAGGATAGGCTCTAGAAACACACGTTCAAAGTGAGCAGTCTTGTGTTGAAAGATACGACCAGCAGCAGTCATTAGCTGACCTACCTCAAAGGCTGTCTTCTCTCCTGCACTACGGATACCCATAGCTTCACGGGGAGCACCAGCCATCATCTCCATCTTAGCTTCGATGTTCTGAATCTGGAAGTCTGCATTAAGTGCAGTTGTGTCTGGAGTAAGGTAGCCTACGTCACCCTCGTCACCTAGGTAAATACGGGCGTTAGGTTGGAAGTCGAAGTCCTCTACGTCACCACGTATCTTTAGGATAGGGTAAGCAATCTGATCGAAGACATCTGCCTTAAGGTTCTCTAGGTGGTCAATGCGATACTGCATACCGACTAGGTTATCCAGTGGACCCATGCTGTAGAGGTTGTCAGGGCGGTCACGCCAGCCTGCATGGAAGATAGGGTCTCTACCTAGCCAAGAGGGGTTCTCTTCGTTAGAGAGGACGTACGAACGGTCTACAATAGTGATGATACGGTTGTTAAGGTACTTACCTGAGTCAGCATCATAGCTGTCCCCA